AATTCTGTTTCGCTTACAACATTTAAAAAATGATTCTGCCATAAATCTAAACGTCCAACAGTAACAAGGTCGTTGGGTATACCAGCAAAATCATCGTGATCTCCTTGCTTTTGGTTATATGTTGCAGGCAAATCATCTATTGTCATCGGCACTACTTCTAAACCTTGATGCCAATCTGTTTCATCTTTTGCTACTCCACCTAATGTAACAATACCATGTTCTAATAGATGAGGTTGTTCTCGCAGTATGTTAGTAATTTCTATCCTATGCACTCTTGGTTTTCTTTGATATAACATGTACGCAAAATCAGCACTCCGCATTAAAACTTGTTCTTCAGAATAGTCAGGCATACTATCGTTTGCTATAATAGCATGGAAGTTCCATTCACTTGGTTCACCTTCGTACATGCCTATTCTATGCACATTTTTAATTTGATATTTGTTTATTATTTTTTGTAAATCTTCTGCAAAAAGATATTCAGGATCAATCACACATAGCAAGAATAAATTATCAAATTCACCTTCCAAGTTCATTGCTTGTGTCCAGCAATTGTTATCAAATTGACTACCAAACCACGTAGTGTTAATTAACAAGTTTGTTTTGTTAGGGAAGTTTGCATCAATTTGGCTGTGTGTTTTATTAAAAATTTCTAATTCATCATTTCCGTATGGCCAACTTAATGGAAAGTGTGTCCCTATTCTTGTGACCATTGTACCATCTTTCTAATTCCATATTCAAGTGTAGTATTACAGTGTAAACCTAAACTTTCCATTCTTTCAGTACTGCCAACCCTATGTCCTGCACCTTCTGGCTCATCTGTTTGTGTCTTCACAGGAATCACAACTCCATGTACTGTTTTGTAAACTATCTCTGCTACTTGTTTAAATGAAATTGCTTTTCCTGTTGCTAAATTGACTGTAATTGAATCATCTTTGTTTAACAAGAATTCAAAAACCTTAAGTGCATCATCTATATAGACCCAATCACGTGTTTGTGTACCACTTCCCCAAACACTACACTCGCCTTGGCGTGCTCTTTGTATTATTGCTGGCAGAGGATAGTCTATATCTTGTCCTGGACCATATATGCTAAAAGGTCTTATTACGTGTACAGGAATATTTACAGTTTTCAGCATGCTTTCTGCAACAATTTTAGCAAGTCCATATAAATCAAAAGTCTTACTACTTCCAAATTGTTCTTCATGCATTGGAGTATCAGGCATTTCTTGTAGGTACAAAGGATAAGCGGCACAACTACTAGGATAGATTATTTTCTTGCACCATTCTTCTGCCCATTTGAAAGTGATTCTATCTAGTTCGATGTTTTCTGTAATAAGCCACTTATTGTTATCAATACCTTTACGTCCTCCAACATAGGCTGCAAAATGGTAGATGCAATCAAATCTTTCATAGGGCAAGTTACGTCTTACATCTTGTGTAAACGCAGTAACCTCATGTCCTTTTTGACGTAAATGTGCTACTGTATTTCTTCCTAAGAAGCCACCAGCACCTGTAACTATAACTTTCATATTAATAATTATGGTTAGGAATAATCAGCCAAATATTTACACTCTTCCCACCATGTTTTCATTTCAGGAAAAGTTTTTAGAAAGTCTGTATTCCTACGTCTATCGTGTTCATTGAAGAATCTGTAGAAGTCTGCTTTGTTACGTTTGATATATTCACTGTCTAATTTTTGTCCGTCACGCATCCAGGCAATGTCTCTGTCAAGACGTGCTACTTCGTAGTCTTTGAATCCTTTAAAACGTGTTGCTTCTGTTTCCAAGTTGTCATTCATCCATGACTTTATAACTTCTAATTCGTGTACATAACTCTCAGGTAGTAGTTGTAAACTCTGCCAAGTAGGTGTACGCAACACAGGAGTGTCAAACCAAACACGTTGATATGTATTACTATAAATTTGTCGCAATCCAAGTATGCCTGTAAAAAGTTTTTGTAATGTAGTAAGACTGAGGTTGTTCATTGTAATAATAAATGTTATACTATTTCGTTCTGGTATGTCGTTTAAAAACTGGTTTACTCTATCCCATAGTAGGTTAAAGTCCAATCCGTGTCGTATGTATTCTGCTGGTTCAAACATACCGTCCAGGCTTACATACTGCATGAAGTGTTCCACACGATCAGGAACTTCACATAGCATAGTAACATAACCTTTGTATCGTTGCCAAAGTTTTTCTTCAACGCTGAAGTTTGAAGTTGTGCTTAGGTGTAGTTTTGAACTTGGATTCATTAATACATAATCAAATACACGGTATGTATTCTTATCCATCATTGGTTCACCACCAGTCATTCTAAAATGCTCGAGCTCTGGATACAGTGTTGGCCACCATTTCCAAAATGCTTCTACATAAGGATTGTGTTCTCTTGCTGGTATAGGGCGTCTTTCGCCTTGAAAGTGACTAGGATCATTGTGTGGTATCTCTGTTGGCCATGCACCTTCACGTTCTGTTTCAGCCATCCATGAGCTACTGTATTGCGGTGAACAGTAACTACAACTTAGGTTACAAGCACTGTTGAAATCTACTTCTACATAACTTGGCGTAATATCTTGATCCCAAGAAGCATTTTTTATAGTTTCAAAGTCTTTCATTGCCCACGGCTCGCCACTGCGATAGTGTCTGTCGCTAAGTTTGTTGTTGTCTTCCATTGCCCAGCAGTAACTACACTCGGGTGGGCGTGTACCTTCTAACATAAGTTTACGTTGTTGCTTTTTATAGTCTGTGTTATGCAATGCACTAGGGTTTAATTTGATCGCACCAGCATCGGCTCTATGAAGTGGCGGATGGTAACAACTGTTGTTCATGCCAGTGGTTAAGTGCAAACTAAGTTGCTTCCATTTAGCCAAGCACATGCTAGGAGATACTGTGTCTAGTTTCTGTTGTGCAATCTCTGCAGCAGATAAGAAGTCGCTTTTAAAGTTCTCATCAACACCATCGCCTTTGTTTTTCTTAGTATCTGTCATGTTTAAAGATTTCAAAATCTTTGCTGGTTAATTCCATGAAACATTTTTTATTATGCTTTAGGGTTGGTTGCATTTCTTGATACATTGTATCAAGTTCGGTTAAACTTTTTTCTGCTAAAAAATCAATAACTTTTACAATCTCATCTAGTTGATGGTCAGCAGGATCTTCACTGTATCCTTCATCCCACCATTGATCAAATGTTTTAAAACCTAAATCTTTCAGTCGACGTAGATACCATTGTGGTCCTTGTATTATAAATGGGGTTTCTAAAATGATAGGACGCCATGTTTTTTCAGTAGGAAAGAATGTACGTCCATTATAGTATGATTCACAAACAATTTCAACCAAAAAATTTAAATAAGCATAATGTATATTATTGTGTTGTCTCATATGTATTGGATAAGTTACGATTTCTTCAAATGTTACAGGTGACTGTGATAACAGTGGTAGTGTTTGGTGTACTCCGTTAAATCCATACTGCTCCATAATGTTGTCTAATCCAAGATTGCTTCTGTGGAATTCATGATTTGGATTATAATGAAACGTTTGTACTGCACACTTTTTATTATAGAGGTAACTGCTCAAGTATAATCTTGGAGCGTTGCTGCGGCCAATAAAACAACCAAAAGGTTTTTCAATTTTTTTGTTAACAGTAAGATGTTGTAAATCTTCTCGTGTGGTGATTAAAAAATGAGGCCATTCTTGGTGAAATTTTATTTTTCCTAACGGAGATTGCACAGCATTTCTTGTAACTACTGTTGTTCGATTTTGCCAGTCGGTCAAATAGTTATCTAACCCAAGTGTACTAAAGTCTGGCCCTTCGTTTTTTAAATTCAGTACCAAATCTTGGTCTTGACTTTTTGCTTGTGCAATAGTAGTAACAACTTCGCCTAAATTCCAAACTCGACTATCACTGGTAATTACATTTACATTCATCCGACGTAAAAACCGCTTACTTGTAATGTGTACTTGTTTCTCATACCAGCATTGGCACTAAGATGTAGATGACTGCTATCCCATATCCAGCCTTCACCAGCACTCCAGTGTGTTGAATTATGCCATTCGTTCTCTTTTTCATATTGCAGAAACTCGCCAATGGCCCAGTCTTGCAAGTACATATTTGCTCTTACTTTTAATCTAGTATCATCAGGATATGCTTTTTTAATTTGAAAGAATGTATCTCTGTGTACAGGAATCATGTTGCCTGGAGGTTGAAGTATACTGCTTACAGTAACAACTTCAATACCAAATTGCTTGCCTAGTTCCTCAAAGTCAACTTGTTCTCTGGTCCACCAAAGCTGTCTAATTAATGTATTGCCCAAGTCGTAACTGTCTGGAAAGCCTCCAAACTTTTCGTGTATGTCAGTTAGTTCATGTACTTGGTGACTAATACAACTTCCGCTATGCACAGTGTAGTCTGCATCAATAAATTGTTGCAAATCATAATCTAACTTGATTGCTTCTAACATTTTACCATCCCTCCTGCATTTTAATTATGTCAATTTCTCGTGTCATAATAGATTGATTATGCCAGTTGCTACGATAATGATGTTTAAAAAACTTGCTTTGTGCCGGATCATAGATATTCATTGGCAATGCTAGTTGTTTTGTTAAATCAGGTACTTTAAGTTGAACTATTTCAGCAGGCGGCAAATGCTTAACATCGTCCCAAATTGCATCTAACTTTGCAAAGTCCTGCACGTCTTTGTAATCCCAATCCTTTTGCAACATTGTTTTATATGTACCAAGACGTGAACCAGCTATTGCCCACAAGCCGTGTTCTGTATCACTGCCAACATTGTGCCAAATTGTTAAATGATCTAAATTCCTATTATGTACACTTTCTCTAAATTCACTTACACTTGGCTTTGCTCCTCTGTTAAGACACATTTTTACACCTTCTCTAAAGCCAGCACGAAAAGCATGTTTTGCACTTTCTCCAGGATAGGTAGTTGAATAGCAATTATACATTGGCCAATACAGATCATCAAAGCAAAATTCAACATCAGTTTCATCTGCACCTTCTGAGGCTTCGTGTGTACGCATGTTTTGTACAAACGTTTTAGTCCATGAGCTTATTCCCCCGTTGCCGTACATCAGTCCATTGATGTCGTTTCGAGCACGCCATCTGTACACTGCTTGTTCATAGTTTTCATCTTTGTATTCTATTGTTTCATTGAAGAATGATTCTTGAGGCAAGTTATCACCGTCAATTAAGATAAACCGTTCTGTGTCACTAGCATCTGCGGCCGCTTTGTGAGCAGCATCAGAACCTTCAACGCCGTCAACACGTTTTGCCCATGGCACCATATTGCGTATTTTTACCCAGAACTCTTCTTTTTTTGGTTCATCATAGCTTAGGTATATGCAGTCAAGGTCAGCAACATCGATCATTTGGATCTGTACTCACCGTCAAATGGTTTGAAACTATGGCCGGCTGCAAGCACACAAGCAACTTCGTACTCTCCTACTTTTTGTAGTGTAAAAATACTGTATGTTCTTTTGTCCGGCGACACATACATTAACAAATCAACAGTTTCTAGTAACGGTTTCATCAATGGCTTTATAGTTGCGACACCAGATGCAAATTCTTGTTCGTGATATTGATTCACTGTTTCGCTTATGAATGCAACACCGTCCTCGCTACACGGAATAGTCATGTTAAGCAATAACTGCGTTGGCGGCCCTTCAGGTCTTGGAACTGGATTAGGAACTTCTTGAGCATGTGTAGTAAATGCTATCAAACCTAATATTACAATAATAACGTACTTCATAATAATTCCTTTGTTTTACTTACTCAGACAAATAAGTTTTAAGTTTCCATTTAGCTGAACTATTTTTATCAACAATCATCACATTGTCAACTGCACAAGCGATTCCTTGATCTGAAGGTACTAGTTTTAACCAACGTTCAGCCTCATTTATGCTTGTAAGTTTTTTATTAATCACTATACTATCATAACGACTCTCTTCGTACTGTTGTTTGGTAATATTAATAAAGGTACCATCAAGCGTGTCTGTTGTATATTGTAAGGCTTCTCCTGTCTTACTATTATAGTATAATCTATACTGTATGTCAACCAACTTTTTTGGTTTAACAATATCATAAAAAAGCTGATTGAACTCTGCAGGATTAATCATAGCAATCTCCAAATTTGTTCGCAAGATATTTTTGGTGATAATGTACAAAGCCATGTTGGTTATGCCCGTTAATACGTATTACACCGTTTGATATTTCCCATATCAGTTCTTTGGTCCAGTCTTCTGAACTTATTCCTAATATTGCAGGTTTCATATGTACAATTTGTGGGCCAAAGCCTGGTGTGACGCAATCGTCTGCACATAAAGCATAAATTAAATCTGTATTTGGATCTTCGTCTTGTGCTCCTCGTACATCAACTTTAATTTTATCCCAGGATTCAAATAGTATTTGTACGTTAGTAAAAAAAGTTTTTGCTTCTCTACTCATACGCCAGTAGGTTATTGCGTTATATACATCTGGCAATTTATTTTTATCTAAAATTTTTCTATAGTGCCTTTTGTTTGAAGTATTACCATGATAGTTTCTACAACCAGTGGATATCCAAACAGGTTTTTTTTGATATAGGCTCCACCAATGATCGACAGGACCACTTACTACCATATCAGCTTCGAGTTTGACTGTTTCATGAAATGGGCTTGCATGAAACACTTGCCAGTCTGTGGTCCATCCACCTGTGTTTCCGTATGGAAATTGTTTGACAAAATCGAATAAAGGATTGTTATAGTCAACGTCAGTCAGCAAACATATTTTAACATCAGGATGCCAAAAGCGTAGACTTTTTGCCAAAGTAACTGCACACTGAATGTAGTCTTCGCTTCCTACTATTAGGTATCCTCGTTCGGCTTCATACTGCATGCATATTCTCCATAAATGTTTTATTCATAATATGTAGATCAGTATTCTTAACGCAAATACGTCTGGTCGTATGTTCTAACCACCACCTGCCGTCGTAATTAACATCTATATCTATATCAACATTAAAAAGTGGCCATGGTATATTACATTGTGTAGGAATAGTATTTCCATTACTCAATAATAATGCAATAGTCAATGCATAATCGTTTCTGAATTTTCGAGGGTCAAAGCCAAATATATTTGCATAGTGATAATAGTTTTGTTCAACCATTTTCCATACGTCAAAAACATCTTTAGAAAAATCACCTTTGTCAAATATAAGCACTGTGGCCCACCACATTTGAGTATTTTTCGTTCCGAATGTTTCTATGTAAGTTTTTTCTTTAAAAACTTTTTGTACAGTTTTATGTGCCAATAGAGGCTGATTTGATTCTAGTAAGGTCACTAGGTTTTTACTGTTAACCATATAGTCTGTATCTAAGAGTAATGTCCTAGCATATGGTGTATAATCTAGTGCATTGTGTCTTCCAAAGTTATACCAAGTTCTGCCACGATGTCTGTTTTTATTGCTAGGTTTTTGTACAATGATTTGTTGATCAAAGGTATCAACATCTAGTTTGGCATCTGTTACTAGACTAACTGGAATATTTAAATATTGTTTTATTCTTCTTGCACATTCGATAGCCATCGTTGTATACTTAATCTCGCTATCAAACGCAAAAAGCAAAGCACCAATTGTCATCTGTTTTTAGAAATTTCGTTATATTCTGCTCGCCATGCATTCATCTGTTCTTGCCACAGTTGCATTGCTAGTTCTTTTAATTTTTCAGAATTAACTTCTACTGGAGTGTTGTAGTGATCTGCCAGCACAACTTCTCCTGTGCATGCAGTACACAACATTATTAATTCTGGAGAAGCTCGCCACATACCGCCATTATGTGCAAAAAGCATTTTGGCTTGATATGTTTCACGCAGTACAATTCTTGCCTGTTGGTGATCAAATCTAATTCTTATTTTTTTACTGAGTTTTTCTGTGTCCATATTTTTACTTAGTCACAAAAAAACCCTAGTTAATAAAAACTAGGGTTTTGTAAATTAGTTTGTGATTATGATTGTACCCAACTGTTTGAACTTATTGTTGGTGTTCCCCAACTTGCGGTTAAATGCGTTGTACTTGGTGGTCGTACTACCAAAGTCTGTGTTAGTGTACCATTAACTAAATCTGGTGATCCTGGATCTGGTGGAGTATAATCATCTGACAAGTCTGTTTTCACTGTCAGCACTGTGCCACCTGTTGGAATTGAAAGATAATATTCAATTTCGTTATCTCCATATCCTGTTGGTGGAATTTGTTTAAACTGTATTGTTGGTGTAGCAGATATATCATATATTCCATTTGATGTTAATAATATTTGGTTTGTACCTGATCCGCCAAGTTTAGTAATTCCTGTGTAGCTTGTACCTGCAATAGTTTTTGATGCTCCATCACTTGTGAGAACGATTGTTCCAGCAGCAGTAAGTGTGTTAGTCCATGAAGTGTTTTGATCACTTGTTGTACCACCTGACCTTGACCAACTACAACGAATCATTCCGCCTGCATTGAAAAAGTATCTCAGTTGATTTCTACTTGGAAAGGTAATTGTTTGTGTCAATACTGAACTTGTATTCCAACCAGATGTTGTTGTTGTAGTACGTGTAATATCTGAGCCACTTGCTGCGGCATTTAATTTTCCGTTGTATGTTGCAGTGACGTTTGCACTTAAAGCAGAATAAGCCGCTATAGTATCACCTGCTGACGGAGCTGATATACCTGTAATTGATGTTCCTTGGTGACTAGCAAGTGTGGTATTTCTTGCCAACAAACTTGACCAGTCTGTTGCATTCACGTTATTGCCAGCTACTACTGCTGATAACTCAGTTCCTTGTCCGTAACCAAATTCGTTACCTCCGACTCCAATTATTGAGTTAATATTAGCTACTGATTGGTCACCTGTTCCTGCGGCGTTACCCGTCGCAAATATATTGTAGTCGTCGTCTACAATGGCGTTTCCTGCTGAATATGTCATTTCTCTATTTTTTCCTTTGTATTAGTATTTCTACGCTACAGCTTACGGCGCCCTCTTGCGAGTCAGTTATTACACCTTAGTTTACACCACGTCGTTGATTTTACCATAGCTGGTTTTCTTAATCATATTTATAAGACTTACACTATCTTAACAATAGCTTCTATACTACCAATTCCTTCGTCTGTTTTGCCCGTTAAAGCTCTTCCAATTACATTAAAAGCTGTTGTTTCATCTAAGTTTGCTGACCTTGCTACGCCATTTCCGGCACTCACAAGTCTATCACCTTTTGTAATGAATCCTATTACGTTTACAGGAACTCTTCCTGCCATTGCGATTGGTGGATGTGTAGCATTTGATCCTGCATTGCCGTTCATTAAATAGGCTGCCTTTGTTGAAACAACACCAAACACTTTATCACTTAATTCTTCAACGCAAAGTGTGACTTCGTTTACACCGCCTAGTTCCACAATTGTTCCTGCAGTATATTCTGCATCTGCATGAAAACGCTCAGCCATATCAGCATATTCTGCTGATGTTGCCTTAGCATGTAATGTGTTAAATGGAAAACTAGCAGTACCAATATTTCCTACTCCGGCTGTGCCACCATTTATTAGAGCAGTGACTGCATCACCTGAGTTTAGAGTTATTGTTTTAGCGGCAACCAAGGCTGCGGTTGCACCGTCAATTGTTAATGCTGTTGTTGTAACACCACCATCGTTGACTTGAAAAATTATATCACCATCTTGTGTTTGGTTATTATGGTATACATCTGTTCCAGTAACAAATATTCTTGCGTCACTGTCGCCGCCAACATACAATCCAGTATCACTTGTAATACTAATACTTGTATTGTTACTTGTGGCTGCGTCTGATCTCATAAATGAAGTTGAATTCAAAGTATCCAGTGTATCAGCGTTTGTTGCAGTTCCGTTAAACACTGCATTTGATACTGTAGTGCTCATGTTTAAGCCTGGACCAATTGTTGCAAAACCAGAAATTGCTGATGCCGGAGTAAATGTTGCATCTTTTGAGAATATACTAACAATTGTATTGTTTACAAACATTTGTACAACAACGTGATCACTTGCACCGTTGTCTGTGATGGTTGTTACTATAGCACCTGAAGTTCCTTCACCACTTGTAAAACTTGGACCAATTGTTATAAAAGCAGTTCCGTTGTATACTTTAAGTTGGTCGTTTGTGGTATCAAACCATAAGTCACCTGCTACATTTGAAGTAGGTTGACCAGTTGATGCAGTCGCAGCCGAAATAACTTTAAAAGTTGTTCCGTTGTATACTTTCATCACATTGTTAGTTTTATCATACCAAAGTTGACCCGTAAGTGGTGCACCTGGTGCTGATGTATTTGCCGCATTTTCAAGCAAACGTATGAAGTTCTCATCTAAGAACTCACCGTAACCAGCGTAGTTTTTTCCAACTAGCGTTTGGCTTGAGTCGGAATTGATAGTACCATCCGCAACAACTGCAAAAATTGTACCATCGGTTAAGTTAATGGTATATGACATTTTATATTACTCCGTTTCCTAAGTGTATTTATGTTGCACTCAAGTTAGTTAATGTTTGTATACGAACTGTATAATCAATTTGTATCTGTCTGTTCAATGATTTTTGAACAGGGTGAAAGATAACATGAGTTATCAATCTAAGTTCTGTTGCACTTCCGTTCCAGGTCTTTAGTCCTAGCTCGTCAAATACATAGTCGCCGTTAAAGTCTGTTGAGTTATCAAAAGCCTGTTGTCCTGATGGCTCACCATAGTCTAATAAACAACTTACAAGTATATCTGTGTAAACCTTGCCAGTTGTGTGTGTCACAGTGAGATTATTCCTACTAGTGTCTGTGTTTGCCGAACTATTATCATCTACTACTTTAGCATATGTTGGATTATATAGATTAGCGTTTTGCCCGGTTGTGTTTGGTGGCAAGTATGTTATGACACCTGTAGGGTCGACACTACTGCCTCCGTTTCCAAAAGCCATACTATAAATTTGTCCAACAGTTTTATTAGCTAAACTATTAGCCAGTGCCTCACTTATATTTTCATAGTGAATAGCGTTTCTTTTGTCAACAATGACTTCGTCGGTGTTTGGGTCAAAGATTTTAATATGTCCGCTAATGGCAAGTTGCCCAGCTTCGTTTGGACGTTTTTCATCTTCTTGATCCACTATGGCCTCTTTGTTTGTTTCTTGTTCCATGCTGTATTTACCTTGTTACTTAACCTGGGTTTTAACTCTTTAAAAATAATGCCGCCGCAGTTGTCTGATCTTGTAATGCAATGCCATTACTTGCAGTACTACTTCCTTGAGCATACATTACGTTAGCTGTTACCTGACTAAACCACACTTCAACTCCATTAGCAGGTGCGGTTGTTAATGTTATTTCTGTAAAAGTTGTATCTATGCCTGTTACTGTGTAATCAGTTTCTGGAACTAACACTGCTCCTGCGACTGTTACAGTTATTGATTCGCTGTTTTCTGTACTGTCAATTTGTGTTGGAACTATGATGCTTGTAGTAAATCTTGTTCTAGTTCCGTCACCTAAGTTTGTTTTATCTGTTGTTGTTTTTTCTTGATATACAGTAGGCAATTGTTCTCCAGGACCAACATCACTTGCAATAGCGCCTGTACTGTGAGACATTGCACTTGTGCCAGCTACTCCTCTACGCAATCCACTAATTGTGTTGTTGCCTGTATCTCTTGTTCTATATGTAATTCTTTCTGCACCAATCATTACCTGACCAAATATATTTGATCCTAAATTTGGTTCACTAAGTTTGCTTACATCTTGGAAATATATAACATCTGCACTAGCAGTTACATCTTGTATCAACTTCGTAGTATTCTTGGTATTCAATCTCAATAATTTTTGATTGCCGAGCATATCTTGGAAGATACGGAAATTTAAACTATTTGGAACAACAGTATTAGTAAACATTGTTACTGCAAGTACATCTGCTGCACCAAGGATACTGCCACTTACAGTTAGAATACTAAATCCATCAGTTCCGGTACTTAATGTAAAACCAATTGTGTCAGATAAACGATCACCATTTAGTGTTACCGTTAATCTTCCAGAATTTTCAATTAGTCGACCAAGTGCAAAGTTGTTGGTTTGAATAGTTGATCCAACTGTTTTATCAAATTCAGTCGAATCATATGGATCTTCATCAAATGATACACCAGTAGTAACACCTTGTGTGGTTGGTCCAACATATACCTTTGTAAGTATGTTTTGTTGAGCAGTGTCATTGTAAGTGGAAACTGTAAATGGTGCATTTTCAGCTGCACTTACTCTTAGATTTAAATCACTAACGTTCACAACAGTGTAATCAGCTTCTGTGGTAGTAAAAATCTTAATACTTGCTTTGTCCGCTGGTTGACTATTGGAATTAAACGCTACGAATCTGTCACTACTGCCGTCGTATGTACTTAAAGTCCAATTGACTGCAAGAGTACTTTGCACATTATCAACATATACCAACACATCATTATCAGCAATAAGACTTTGATTTGTACCAGCAGTTGTACTTAGATAATAAGGGCCAAGACTTGAACCGTCACTGGTATATTCAATACCTTCTGGTGGACGAAGTCGAAGTCCGTCACGCTCAACTGTCATGTTAGCAATATTTGTACCTTGTAAACTGTTTGTTAATGGATATTGTGTACTTGATCCATCATATGTAAAATATTGTCTTTGTGGTGTGCTCCATGAATATTGCACAGGAGTTGTTGCACCAAGTGCAACTATTGTTACCCAATCTGTTGCAGTGTATTGTGTGTCAAATGTCACTAGTGTTGAATAAGTTCCAGAAGCTGCATATGTATAACCAGTAATAACACTACCGTTAACAAATATAACCATTTCGTTTATTTCAGTATAGGCAACTGGGATAATTTCTGTTTTAGAATCAATTAGATTACCAATAAAACTTTCTTTATATAGTTGTGATCCGCCACCAATTCCATAAACTTGCAAGTCTAAGGTATCTCCAATTCCAACTACAGAACCAAGATTGGTAACAGTAACAGTTTTTGTTATCCAATTTACTGTGTAGTTTTCTGTAGGAAAGATTACTTGACCTCCAGAAAGATTAACAAGTTCTACACCAACTGGATGTAAAATAACATCTGCAAAATGAATAGTTGTATTAACTCCAGTATAGACAACACTTATACTATTGATACTAAATCCGTGTCCATCGTTATTCCAATCACTGCCCGGACGAGTGTAAACCTTCAAATCAAGTGTGTCAAATTCACTACCAGGAATTAGTTCTTCTGGAGCATGTGAACTATATGTGTCAATAAATCCACCGCCGTCTACGTTGATATCTGTTGCTCTTGTACCTAAATATGTGTCTGTGAATGAACTTTCGTATATCACATCGAGTATTCCTGGATCGTATGTTGGCAATCCTTCTGGGCCAATATCTATGTTGTCATATGGATTAATATCAAAGTTACCTACGTCATAGCCTGTATTCTGATTAAAGTCTGGACCTTCAACTTGTACTCCTGGATAGTCAATTCCAGACATCACTTGTGCTAATTCACGTCCTGGTTCGTTTGGCTCAGGTGTATACAATCCGATAGTTCTATCTGCACCATCTAATGTAGCCGGATCAACCACAGTATAGTTGTCTGGATCAAATGCAGTTCCGCTGGTAAAGTTAGTTGTTACATTGTATACTTGAGGTAAAGAAGCATTTATTACTCCAACAGTTGGTACAGGAAAACGTACTAATTGATTTGCAGTATATGCAGTATTTGCAGTCCAATCAACAACTTGACTTGTGTATGTTATTCTGTCATATGCTATAGTGGTTGTAAAATCACGTACTTGTTGTGGTTCCAAAACTGATATTGCAGTAGCACCTGTGCCATTTCCACCTGATATTGTCAGCGTTGGTGTTGTTGTATAACCACTGCCAGCAGTTACTAAGTTTATTCTTATTACTTCGCCAGCAGTATTAACAGTTGCAGTCATGGTTGCTTGTGTTATTGCATCACCAGTTACAATAACCTGAGGTGCAACAGTATAACCCGATCCTGGTTTAAGAACTGTTACACTCTTAACTACTAATTTATAGTTGTTATACCATTGACTCCATGGAAATGTTTGCCAAACAACACTAGTACTTGGTAATGCACTTAGCGATTTTGGATTTTCGCTATCATCTAATATAGGTGATACAAACTGTCCTCTTAGACTATCGTAGTATGCTGGTAAGTCAAAGTCTGTTATACTACCGTTGTACGTATCTTCGCCTTCGTAACGCAAGTTAAATTCTCTTACTTGAACATGGTAAGGCTTAACTTCGTTAATATACTCACTAACAAAGTCTTGATTATCACGTCTGTAAATTGGATATTCAATTAAGTCACGTATTTTATGATTAACATCAATTAAACTTGTTTTGAATAACCAATCTGGAGCTGGTTGCTCACTCATTATAAATTCAAACGTCAGTATAAGCAATTCATTTCTAAATTTTTGTAGATCAGTAGTAAATATTTCTTCGTTTAGAGCTTTAAGTATTTGTCTTGTTTCAATATTTGGTGCTTGATCAAAACGTTGTGCATCAAAGACTTCAACATCAAACCCAAAGTTACCATCTGCATAATTCCAAATAGTACTATCAATTGCAACAGTACCATCTTCTAAGAAAACTCTTGTCCATTCACTGGTTGTTGTGCTATATTGATATACTTCTTGCTTTCCAAAACTGTTTGCTTGTACCGTTGCCCATACACCGTCAACTACATTAGTTAATGCTAATAAATCACTGTACAATTTTACATCATAAGTGCTGGCATTTGCACTACTATAGGTCGTAAAATCTGCATTTATGCCATTCCAATCTACATAACTCCAGTATAGTTTTGTATCGTAGTTTTGTACTCTTGACAGTAATAGTTTTTGTTCTGCTTGCACAGTATAAATTGTCCACAATCCCTCTTGTGTACTATCACTTGCTATAAGATATTTGTAACCCACTGCTACTTGACGTAGATCTTGATATGTAAGTTCAGCGTAGGTTAATAAACGTTTGTCCCATTCGCTACTTGCTGAAGTTGGTTCTGGTTCTTCACTGTTGAGCAACTTAAAACTTTTGCTATCAGATATTGGATACAATTTCATTATCTTATTAGCCCGAGTCATATAGTTTTGAAGTGAAAGGAATCTATTAATAAAGAAACTTTGCCTTGGACGAAAACTAACACCATACTTGTCTGCAACGCTTAATATAGCATCTGGTACAAGATTACCAAGGGTGTCTTCACCACAGTAACTATCTAAGAATTTTCTATAAAGTCCACCACCTAAGAAACTGTTTGCATTACCTACGGTAATTAAATCATATTCACTGTGAACGTTATCGTTGTTTTCAATCTTGTCAAATTCTACATGTAGTATTGTATCTTTTGCTGAAAATAAATTTCTACAATTATACAAACTTATTGTACTTGGACTAATAGCAGCGGTATATGATATTCCACTTGATCGTGGATTAGAAATATATTGTGCAATGCCGACTGAGCTTAAGGTTTTGTTTGGACTTACTGCTAATAACCCTTTAACCCAATAGTAATAATAGGTAATAAATGTACCTGCACTATCAAGTTCGCTGGTTATTACATAACTTTCAGTAGTGTAAACTTCGCCTTCGCCTGTGTAATCTGCTGGTGCTACTGTATTTTTAGTCCATTGATAAACGTCTACTGACGAACCGTCAAACAACTGTCCCCAACGACGTGCCTTGTATTCAATAGTATCCTGGTGATAATCAATAAAACGCACAGTTGATAGGTCCCACCATATTTCACCTAGATAAGTAGTAGTCCACTGCGAGCCAAAATTGTTTACAGTTCCTGTGTTGTAGGCTGCTGGATCAATACCACCTGTGTAATCAATATTTGCTTGTGCTGCTCCTAATATCTTACCTTGCAGAGGGTCAATAAAATCTAAGTAGGTAGTAACTTCGTTGCTTCCTTTATTATATGTAAACACACTGTTAAGCAATGAGGCATTAACAATTGGTTGTTGTGTGTAAATTGCTTTCCATGCTGATTCTTTATTAGCGTTTGTTAATTGAGTTACTCTGCCAAAATCACCAGAGCTATCGTTTAGATCGTCATTTGGGGCACCAACTAATAAGATGCCGTCATAATAGTCAACTGCACTACCAAATTTATCAAAACTTGTAATACTTGTATCAAATATCTGTTGTCCAAATGCAAACTTGCCAGGATTAGTAGCACTAGCGTTAGCCGCATTTAAAAAATTGTATGTGTATACAACACCCGACTCATTTAAGGAATCAACAATGTTAGTGCTCTTTGAGTCGAAGAAGGTAGTACCAAGGTCAAATGTTGTGGGTAAGTTAGCAGTTGCATCTGGCGATCCAACAACTAGTGTTGTGGCAGTGCTATCAATCTTTAAACTTTGTCCAAAATGTCCATAATCATTTAATATTGGTGCAACGATTGTTTGTGCATATACAATTGGTGTAAGCCCAAGATCAGCAAATGCCGTGCCAGTACCTGGAGCAACCTGTAATTTTATAAATTCTTCGCCTGCCTGTACATCCACTAGCGTAATTTGTAGAGCGCCATTAACACTCGCGGCATTTATATTTGGTATGTCAGCAGTTGTGATATCAGTAACAAGACTTGCAATAGTTGTACCTGTGAGTGTGACATAGTAATTATTAATCCTAATACTATTTGTGGCAGTCAAGACAGGATTTGCAACAGTTCCTGTAATAGTACCAAACAGTCTGCTTTGATTAATCCATCTATCAACACTTCCGCCTTCTGGTACTAGCAAACTGTCATTTGGTTCTGAAATATAAAGGCTACAGTTTGTAGAGCACATATCAACAACACTTCCAAATTGATAATTTTGTCCTAAAGTAGTTGCATTAATTGTTTGTACTAGTCTGAATATGTTTGTTTCAATTTCTACTATATCGCCAATATTGAGTATAAATGGATTTGTTGTAGTACCTATTGTTATAGTGGTTCCTGATACGCTGAATTGTGCGTTGTTTGCATTAGCAGTAGGAACTAGATACGTACCATTTACAGTAACGGTTACGGCTCCAACTGGTGTATCTGTGGTTGTAAAATTTTGTGTAGTTGTAGAAGCAACAGTAACTTGAAAACGTTCTACACTTCTGTCGTATATTGTAACTGCACCTGCGTCGGTAGTTGTAACAGACCCAACAGTTATATCCGTCTTAGGAGCACCAATTATTAGGTTTCTTCCGTCAGTTGTAGTGCTAATACTTTCGCCTGCTAGGTCGCCTGCACTAGCACCTGATACTGCGATAGTCGATACAAAATCCCAACTGTCTTTTGAATCTATCAAAAGTGTTCCTGAGTTAATACTTGATATCAATGTTACAGTGCTACCAGCAAAAGTATAGTCAAATATTGGACGTAATAGTGCTCCGTTATAGTACACTGAAAAACTATAGATGTCGTTCACTGTAAACAATGTTGCAGTACTAAAAGCCGTGGTTGGAACGCTTGGAAGATATGTAACACCCTGCAACCTTGTGACTCTTATTTTATCGTTATTATTAGGTGCAGTTGTAAATCTAACTACTTGTTTACTATTAGCGTCATCAACTACTGTAAATGCTACACCTGCAGTTTGTGACACATTGTTTCTTGTCACTCCAATTTGTGTTTGTGCGGTACCGTTTGTCGCACTTACTATAATGCTACCTTCGATTAGGTAATCAGTCGTCGAGCCATCGCCTGTAAAATTAAGTGTTTGTCCTTGAACATCAACTTTATTGTATGCATAAATTTTGTTATCTTCAGGAGCACTTATATACAACCAACGCTCGTCATCACTTAATGCGACATCTTGCCCAAACTTATCTGCATCAGCGGTTCCTGTATTAAAAAGTTGTGTCTGCGTATATTCGCCATTGGAACTATTACGTTTTATCGTTATAGCGTAACCTTTATTACTATCACTAGCAGGAGCACCAGTAGCCACCCACTCGGTATTTCCAACACTTAAACTTGTACCAGTACCTACAAAACCTGTTGCAGTTGGTGTCATTATAGTTACTTCTTTGTACGTATTAGTATCTGATTTTCCATAACAGTATACGGCACCTTTGCCACTTGCATAACCTGGAGCACCAATTGCTAGTCCTTGACCTATCAATCCTTGTTCTACTGTGGTTCCATAAAGATCATTTAATACAGGTGTATCAGCGTCAATTTCTGTCGGAGTTCCAAAAGGATTAATTTTTTGTAGTACTGCCCAGTTTCCATCACCGTAGTCATCTACCCATGCCTGATTTCCTGGAACAATATTATTTGCAAAACTTAAATCAGCAACATCACTTGCTTGTTTTACACGCACACTTTCAAGAATAAATGCACGACCATCACCTGTTATAGACACTGTTTCTCCAGGAAGACTAAGTGTAAGTGTTACAGTTTTTAACCCTGGAACAGTACCAACAATATAAGCACCATCCACTGATGTACTAAAGTACTTGATTATGATTCTATCATTGACAGATAATCCGTGATTGACATCAAACGTTAGAGTACTTGTTTCATTTAGATTGTCTGTTACTGATATAACACTAGCTGGTACTAGGTTGGTTCTGTATATGTTCCAATCGTATGAGTTTGCTTTGGCTACCCAAATATTTGTACCAAGTGATATATTATCTAAATTAGCAAGTACGTTTGTTAAATCATTATAATCAAAAACTTTAATATCAACATCGTCATAGTTTACATAACCAGCAGACGGCAGGCTTACATCTTCTGGAATTTTTGTCACTGTTGGTAAAATATTTTTATTTGTAATTTTATAACTTTGTTTCCAAATATCTTCAACTAATACTGTTTGATTAGCAGTTGATACCTCTTGTGGATCAATAACTGCAATAGTGCTTGGATTACTTAATAATTTACTTTCGTCTGTGCGTAATTCAAAATAACTTCTGTTTGCATTAGCACCATAGATACCACGTTGTATTGCCCAGTTTTCAAAAATCTCATACTCTGCTTCTTCTTTACCAAGATTTGCACTTGTAAAAATTTCAGCAGCAGTGAGTGTTCCTTTTGTTTCTAAGAACTGTGAATACAATCCAGCTTGTGAAATATCATCTAGGTTTAAATTTTGCATATACTGCCTTGGACGAAATCCAATAAGTCCTAGTCCTAACAGTGTTGAATCATTCTCAAGATTGGCAGTGTGTATATCATAATTTTCACGTAGGCTATCTGCTTTGGTTGCAAGGTTAGGCAGTAATCCAGTTTGTATTTGGGCATAATCACTCTTGATCCAATCAGCAAAAACAAATGTTTCACTTGGTGATAGTAATCTTGTTGCACTCCAATATGCATTTTTATAAAGTACAATTTGTCCTTTAGTATATGAATTATTTGGTACCCATTCCTTAATGTTATCCTGATTGAGAATAAAACCTTGTGCATCAAGTGTACCATTCCAATCAAAAACTGTATTGCCATTTAATAATAATCTATTTTGTCTTGCACCAGTTATGGGTTGATATATCAAATCGTTAAAGATACTAACGTTATCAAATACAATAATATGTTCATATGAAGTAAATCTTGCTGCCAACAAACTAAATGTTTGGTTGTTCACTCCAATTAGTTTAAGTTCGTTACCAAGTCTTTCAACTGCATAATCTTTGCCAAGCAACGGACCAAAGTTTTGGTTCAACATCACATCGTTGATATTTTCATTAATCAGGCTTTCAACAACACTGTTCGGCTTTTCTAATTTTAGAACATTTGCAGAAGGGTTAAGATTAATAATACTTCCTACAATCCAATCCTGTCCTACCCAGTATAGAAATTCCTTTGCCATTTGTGTCCAGTTGAGAATAACTTGATTCTCTGTACTATCAAAGGTCAGTCCTTGTTGTGTCAATAATTGGCCGTAACTAACTAAAAAATCAACCACTGCATTTGCAGTTGCAAACACATAACCATAAGGAACCTGAATAACATTTTTTGTAAAAGTTTCTGCAATACGAACTGTGTTTCCATTTACTGTTATGGTACTGAAAGTTCCAGCAATAGTACTTTGTAATATTTCAAAGTAAGGTTTAACTGTTGAATAACCCGACACTGACCATCCGCCACTGGTTCTTTGAACTGTAACACTTGAATACTGCACCTCGGCAAAACTTGGATTCTGATAAAGAAATAGTTGATAACTCTCATCTGGTAACAACAAACTACTGTTTAGACTGTTTGGTGACGACTTTTCAGAAAATATTTTTAAGTATCCTTGATCACTAAATGCTGCCATTCGATAACACAATCGAATATCCATATTTGATAGAGTGGCCTTTAGTGCAGTGGTACTATCTAAACCTGTGACTCTATTGTAATCAACAATAAAGTTAATATAACTGTTTTTGATTGTTTCATTACCATACACGCTTATCACACTTGGATCAATGCGGAATCTATTATTATACAAGTATTGGTAGAATTCTGTATTGTACTTGTATAGATCTCTATCAGCAAATATTGAGAAATACTGTGCAGGTTTTGTTAGTGCTAGTAATCGTTGTATTGCAAAAGGATAGTAACTACTTCGTCTCCAAGCATCCTCAGTAGGTGCCATATCTCCTGCTACCCACGATTTTTTAAAGCTGTCTACATCGTAACTGCCAACAATACTATCAATTGGAGGTACTAGATTTCCTTGTGAATCAGTTGGGATACATTGTAATAATTCAGGGCGAATATATTGTTTTCTTATCACATTGCCAGTTGGATAAGCAACAATACCTTGGGCCATGTCATTCCATAGAACCGTATTACCTGATGTGTATGGAGCTGGTCCGTAAGTTGTTTGCCACCAAGTTGGTTGTTCAGTTAATCCAACCATTTCCCATGGACGAGTGTGAGGTGAATCAGTATCATAGAGCTGGAAATATATTCCTCTCCAGAAACCTAATAGAGGAACACCAGATAATCTGTTTTCACTTTGACTATAATTCCAAGTAAATCCATCGTCTGCAATGTATGTTTGATTTTTGTACGGTACACGGTTTTCACCAACCCATGATAAGAAACTAACATTCAATATATCGTTGACTTCGGTTAGAGTATAATCGGTTGTTCTAAACTGTCCTGGAATAACATTAACTGCTTGAAGTGGTGGATCATATCTTTCTGCTACATTTATCTTTATGTTATTATAAATTCTCTTTTCAAATTCTAATAAAACAGCATTTCTGTAGTCACCTGTTTCAAATGCTACAGTTAAACTACCATCGTGTCCTTGTATTACATTTGTTGGTGTTACGTATGTATTGTCTAAAAATTCTTGCGGACGATATATGCCATACAATCCCATCATACTAGGTGTTGCTGGTACATAACTTCCATAAGTTGTGGCATATTCGTTTATGGTAATTATATCACCAATGTTTAGTGTTATATAGGTACTGTTGATTGTAATTCTTGGACCATCAGTTGCTACTGTGTACTCATAGCCATCTCCGACTAATATAGTTTGTATGCCAGTACTCTTAGGGGTGTAATATACTAATATGCCTTTGTAGTTTGCGGAGGTTAAGTCATAACTGTTAAGAGTATCAAATACATAGGTTGTTATTGGTGTGATTGTGTATGTTGTAGTTTCAAAGGTGTTGCTATGTGGGATTGCATCTGTCCAATAAAAAGGACTAGATTGAGTCTTTCCTGCATTAATTCCCAATAGTGTAGCATCAAGTATTTGTGCAGTAGTTTTTCCTGACCAATCATTGTTTGCAACGTAATCTAAAATCTTGTTTTTAGTCTTGTTATATTCTGAACTATTAAATTCTATAGCACGGAAAAATTCAAAGTCTCTGCCATTGATGAAATTTGTCATCATGGTTACTGGCGCACTCTGTTGGAGTATTAGATCTCCATAAGGAACAACATTACCTAAATCTCGTACGTTATTGGCACCGTGTATTTTACCAGAGAAGTTTTCTAAGTTCTGACAAATACTTTCATAATGTGTACGTACTGTGCCTAGCGTAAAACTCTTGCTATTTTCATTCATAGCGTTTGATTCAAGATTTGACGGAATAGTATAAAATGCAATACTGCTTGGACTGTTACTAAGGACTTGAGCTTCAACAATAGCACCAGTAACTGGTACTGTGTTAGGTTGTCCTAACTGATTAGGATTAAAAGTAATTACTGTTACATTATCACTATTGGTTGCATATGTATATGTGGTTGGAAGAACAAACTGTCCTTCAACAAATACCTTAACTGGAATTTTTGATGTATCACTTAGGACTTCAATATCCAATACCAATGGAACTCCAGTATAATCAAAACTGAAACTCTGTCGTTGTGTGTTTGTTTCAAATGATGTTTGCCATCCAAGTAACTTATCAAATGTGCTTATAGTATTATACTGTCTAACTGTTCCTGTGTCAATGTTTTTTGTAACACTAACTGTTCCGTTGACATATACAAATGTGTCGACATATAAGTTGTTGTCAAAAACAATATCACCAACATTGGCAATGGTTAGATATTTCAATGGTTGATCAATTACAGTATCAGTGGTGCCTGTGCCAACTGCATAACTAAACAACTTTGATCCTTTAAAAGTTGTACTTGGGTATACAGTTGTATCACTGAAACTATAACCACTGCTATCAAATATATCAAACAATGGTGCTTGATTTACACTAGTTTTTTGTTGTCCTGATATCCAAGTTGTTCCATTGAACCAATAGGACTTTCCTTGTTCAATGACACCTGACGTGACTATAACATTTGTATTTGTTGGAACATCAGGAGTGGTTAAACTTGCAGGTTGCAAGTCAATAACATCTACACTACTATCTTCAAAATCTACAAAACTTACAGTATAAATCTTGTTACGTACTTCTAAATCAATATCTGCCGCAAATATAACTCTTGATCCTGCGACCAAATCATAACCATCTACACTGTAACCAATTGTGCCGTTGATGTTTGAAAATGCATCTGTTTCTTTGAAGTCAATGATATCCACTGCAGGTGTTGCAAATGTTCCATAATTAAAAAGTTTCAGACTTTTTCTGAATTCAAGTATTGGACGTTTAGCCCGATTATCATTGTTAATTACTAGAGCAATATTATTATAGGTAGCAGTTGCTTCGAGAACACCTATATGAAACCATCTGTTACCTCTGCTCCAAGCATTTTGATCTATACTGGCTCTGTTTATTACCATATAATCTTGTGCAGTTGGAGCATTATTTGTTGCGTCGAAGTTTCCTTCGTCAAACGCAGTACTATCAAAAGGGACAGTGGTTGAAATTGTATATGTTTCTGGAGTAATAAAATTTGGTACTGGAAGAAGTTCGATAGAAGTACCAACTCCTTCAATATAGTATTCTTTATTCTCATAACTTGTTGGAACAACACTTCCAATAAATTGTATCTTAAGTCCGTTTGTAAAGACAACACCGTTTGGAGATGTATAACTTGTTTTACCAATGATATCATCAACTCTGAGATCTGATGCATTGGCTTGATCAACAAGACGAATTACACCAAAGTTTGTTTCATCACTTTGATCTTGATAGTAGAGTATATCGAGGTTTGCAGTTATAAGAGGTTGACGTGTAAATGTACCTTCTGCATTTTTGTAGAAGGTAACACCTGCATAGTCTGTACCGTAGTTGATGATAGACTTGCTTAGGTTAGCAATGTTCCTAACTTTTGTAAGTTCCATAAATGGACGAAGAGGATTTGCGTAATTGTAAGTTATTCTCCATTGCACATAACGCTCAGGATCTGTTGCTAACGGTACACTGTTATCAAAGCCTGGATTAGGAATTCCTGGATTGTCTTGGTCAAACAATGTGTCATCAAACGGTGTAAGTACTTCCCACCCAGTATCAGTATTTGTTGTGATGATAAGTGTTCTACCGTCAAGGTCTGTTATTCCATCAATGCCGCCGTTTGCTTCGTTGAATACGTCAACATACTGATTGTTTATTTGGTTAAACTGTAATGTGTCTTCTAATAAATCCGTGCTTCCAATGTCAGCAAGGGTAAAGAAAAAGTTCTGATCTGTTTTTGCAGGAACTGTGAATACAACTGTTCCAACGTCGTCGCCGTTGTTGGCAACACCCAATACTTGTCTTGAGCTTTGGTTTGGTTGTTGCGGAAGTACCCCTGATGTTCCTGGGACACTTTGAATCCAAAATGGACGGCCACTGGCGTTAACGTCAAACGTATATTCGCCTTGACGAACAAATGTTAATGTAGGTAATGCTCCTGCTTCTCCTGAAAAAGTATAACCATCTTGGGTATATGCTACATCAAATGTATCTCGAATCGGAATTGCATTTCCAAATACATCAACGCTATTCGGGCCTTCTGGCACCCAGTAATACTGACTAAAATTTACATATTTGTCATAGTCAACAAAAGGATCAAAACTATAATGCTCACTATCAAAAAGTCTATCATCGCGTGTCACGTTTGCACCTTGTAACTCAAGACTATCGATTATTCCTGGATAGGTTATTGCATTTGCAACAGTGTTGGTATTTGGTGTGAGTTGTACCACTCCAGGTTCAAGTTGGTAATCGGTTCTACTAGCAGTTGGTTCTAATACATAACTATCAGATGCAGTAACACCAGGACCGATCTTACGTCCAATATAACCTTCAGTTGGCTTTAACTTTGGGTTTTGTGTAAGTTGGTCAAGAGTACTACGAAGTAATTGCTTGTTAGCAGGAGTTTGAAATATTTCTGGTAGAAAGTCTTCTGAGCGAATTCTTTTAGCCATAACCTATACTACTCCGCTGTTTGATGCAGTACGCAATTGGCTACTGGTTAGTGCGTCAATTACTTCAACGTCGTTAACTGTGGCAGAATTTACAAATATTTCATTTGCTTGGCTGCGAATTTCATATAAATCACCAAATGACTTCAATGGATCTACTGGAACAAGAACTACTGTTGAAATAATACTTCCTAATTGGTCGTGCAAGTAAGCACTTAGTTCTGAGAAGAAGAATGTGTCTCCAAAATCCCAATTGTCAATAGTAAAGTATGTATTCATACTTGCTACAACCTGACTTTTAATTTCACTAACGCTTGCAGTACTCGACGGATTCTTAACACACTTGAGTGTTGCTCTTAGTTCAACTGAGGCTTTGGTTCCAAATAATGGTTTAAAGGTTGCACTGTTTAAAATAATATTATCTGAGATCATTTTGTATTGATCAAGTGTTGAATAACTTGTGGTAAGTTCATCAATTGTTGGTTGTGCAGGTTCGGATACAGTTCCTGTTGAATCAGTAACATAGTTTTGATATGCAATATAGTATGCTTGTGTTACAAGATAGATGTCAATAATATTAGTGGTACCTGGGTCAATTCGTCTACTCAATGGTGCATTGTGTCTATATTGAAAGTACAATCCTTGTCGACCAACATATGTTATATAACCAGTAACCTGTGCAATAGTTCTAAGACCATCATAAGCAACTGTTAACTTGTAAAATTTTTCATCAGTATAAGCATAAAATATTTGTGCATCTGGGTATTCACTTTTAACTAATTCAATGGCTGCTTCAGTTGCCAGTGTGCCATTTACAACACCTTCTGCAAGTGGAAGATATCGTTCAAGATTATCAAAATCAATTGTTTGTTGTAGGTAAATTCTTTTATTATTTGGATTCACAGTTGGATCAACTAGAGTTTGAAAATAATCTGGATTGTCTGGTACACCGTCATTATCAGAATCTTTGTATGATATCCTAACACGAAAGTCATCAATAAACCCATCTGTTTCCACAGGTTGATCAATAATATCAAGTACTTCATCACTGTTAAGTGTTGCACTTGAATCTGGTAAGCTATTGGTTTTTAATACGTTGATAAAGTCATTGATAACTGTTCCTGTTTTAGGATCGTAAACTTTTTGTGTGCCATCATAAAAGAATCTTGTTTCAAGCACACTGGCCCAAAAACGTTGTAAACTTCTTGAACTGACAGTATATGTTACTCCATCCGTTTCAAATGCTACTAACCAGGAATTGTCTTGTCCAGTTCCTGTTGTACTTTGTGCATTTGCAAGACTAAATGTTATTGCCGAATTTAAATTAGTTGTTGTAATAATATACCATGTTCCGGTTAAGTTATTGTACCCGAGTCCAAAGTTCCTATAAAGCTCAATTTGCTCACGCATAGTAGTTTCGATTGCTGTTGGCAAATCTGTTATAAAGTTTGGTATAACTTCTGTTGGTACTGCCAATGTTGGAATAAAATTATTAAGCGTTACAGGTCCTGTTCCATCAGCATTGTTACCAACTCCTTGATTAGTTCCATCAAGTTCTAAGGCTGATACTGTTGCCCATAATACCATTTTATCTCCTGGAAGAGTAGGAGATCCTGCAATTAACCTGTTAAACTTATTGAAGTAGAATCCTGCAGGCGGTACAAACTTAATTAAACCGCCTAATGCAATATATTGTTTGTTGTCACTTGCTTGTGGTCCAACTGGTGCTGGTGCACCGCTTGAAACAAATTTAAAATAACCTGTTGTTTCATTGTTTGCAGTTGTACTTTGACTCCAGTTTAAGTTTAAACTTGTAAGACTTGGTCGAATAAAGTTTTCATAATAAAACTCTTGCATACCGCGGCTTGCTAGTACAGGTTCAACTTGATTTACAATTACATCTGTAATATCGTTTTGATCAACGAACGTAAATGTAAAACTTGGAACCGCAGTGTTTTCGTATATCATACCATCACTGGCAAAAATATTAGTACTTGAGTACTTTCCAGTGATATCAACTAAATCCAAGTACCTACTAGTACCAATTGAGCTACGATTAACTGCCTTAGACTTGATTATAGTTGAATAAAGTGTATATGGAAAATTGTTGTAGTCTTCTCCGTTAACCATTCTGTTTTGTGTATAAAATCTTGCAGGAGCTCTTTGTTTAATGTCGTCAATGTTTTCCCTATTGGCAGCATTGCTAACTGGTTGAGTTAATGCACAAGTCAATGTAAGTGTTTCGTTACGTCCAGTCCTTGACACATAGCCAATGCTAAGAGTAACATTTTGCATTTCATCTTGATTAATAATATAACTTAAACCATTTGATGATCTTACATAAGTTCTAAAGGATCCAACTGGTATACTGCTGAACACACCATCGCCAAAGTTTAAATTAATTTGGTCGTTAGTTCTTGATGTAGTAGTAAAATACCTACGTTGTTCTGGGGTTAATTCTTCAACTGCTCCGCTATAAATGTTTTCTACAAGAGTCCATTGGTTTTGAATATTACCAGTTGAGTCTAGCTGATATAACCATGTATCTTCGTTATTGATACCTTCGATATTAACATTCACAACTCTATTTGAAATACGTTCCCCAAGATTAAAATCTAGGTCTTGTAAACTGCCTTGCTTGAATAAGAAAAAGAAACCTGTGTTGGCACTGGCATACCCTTGTTTGTCGTTTCTGTAAAGTATATTAAACGCACCGTTCGGAGCAGGTGCCGGTTCGTACAAATATTTTTGATCTTGCGTTGTAGCACATACTGCTTCAAATGACATAGTAGTACCATTAACTGTATTGGTAAATGGTATGACAGGAAGAAATCCTTGTATAAGATTAATACCATACTCTTCTGTTTGCACACCAAGTATTGTCTGTGAGTTTCCTGGACGTCCAAATCTTTGTGTGTTATCTAAACAGGAATTAACAATAACTGTAAATTGTTCTAACCAGTTTGCATTAGTGGTATCGTTCCAGTTAACTGTGATATTTGAAAGGTTTACACCGGTAAAATCAATTACACCTTCTGTGGTGCTAATACTTTGTACTTTTAAAAAACCAGATGCTGCGGTGTTACGTTTTGGAGTGTAACTTACTAGTTCAGCAAGACGTACTACGCTATCTCTTCGTTCAGCAGTATCAATGAAGTTTTCTCTGGTGTTCAGGTCATTTCTAAAACTACCTGCTTGTCCCATAAACGCCATAACATCGAGCAGAGCAATAAACTCACTTGACTCGATATAGTCATTAAAACTTTCTGGATAATACAAGCGAATGTAATCTATAAAGCTCTTGCGAAGTGTTTCAAAGTCATAGCTCTGAAAGTCTGCTTCACGATAAGTTTGGTAGATTCTCTTCCAATCTTCAACACCAAATATACTGGTCTGTCTTGTAGTTTTAGCCATGTGTATCTATCCTTACCTAGTATTTATGAACATTATAAACTGGGTAGTTTATACTACACGTCTGACAGAGAGGCTCGTTGTGTTTGATTATCAAAGAATACTGTTAGCAACCGGGCATCTTGTCCTTGTATGGTTTGTACCTCTAATTCAACTAGTATTCCATTTTCTTGCGAAAACACATTTATATCTGCTACTTGAATTCTCGGATCTTGTGCAACAACTCTCTGTATTTCGTTTATAACTGCTTGCGAGGTTTGTGCATTTTGTGGTTCGTATATAAAACTCCACATGATAGTACCAACATCAGGTCTCCCTGGCACTTCACCTTGACGTATGTTTAAAGCGTTGGATAGATCTTGTTTTATTATTTCAAAATCTGTAACAGTGTATGTTTTATACCTGTCTATTGTGCTATATCCGATTATCTCTGCCATACTGTATTTATAGTCCTAGTCTAGGTACTAATTCCATTAACTTTTTTATTTGATATACCAGATTGTACTGCACTATCAATTGTGGTTCTAATATTTGTACTAGTAACGCCAACTGTACCTGTCGAAAACCCTTGCACTGCATCACTAATCTTTTCCTGTGTCAAACTAACTGCATACTGCCCGCCTCTAACTAGTGCATCCATATCACCGCTTGTGATTTTTGCACTAAATGAACCTGCTAAGGTTTCGCCAAGTATAGCACTGCCTTCTGTCCATTTTTTAACTGCATCAACTCCAAATTTACTTGCGCCACTAACTAATCCTGCAAGGGAGGCTTCATTTTCTAGTCCGGTAACAATGCCTGCATTTTGCAGAGAGGTTAATCCTTTGTTAAACAAATCAGTTTTTGTTACATCTTGTATTGCTTCATTGTTTAAAAAATCGCTAACTCCGTTTATACCTTGGTTACCACTCCACACACTTGCACTTCCTAGCACTGTGCTAATATCAGCAGTGCTATCTTTAAGGAAGAAGTCTGCAGTTCCAGGTTTCAGAAATCCAGCAGTCTCTAATTCAACTGCACCAAAGCCAAACTTACCAACTCCATTCTTGTTTGATATTTCATCTGCTTTTTGCTCTACTAACTTACTTGACTGTGCTACCATTCCAGTAACTTTTTCTGGTGCAATTTTACCAACACCAGTAGTTGCACTAGATTGTGCTTCGTAATCGCCTTTGTCAATTTTGCTAATTTCTGTTGTTTCTGCTTTTTTAACTGCTTCTTCAGTCTTCTCGTCCAGTGGAACTTCTGCACTAGTACTAACCAAACTGGTTGATACATTAATACCTTTTCCTCGTTCAGCAAAAGGTTCGTGTGTTGGTGCTCTGGTAACAATTGTCTCAATTGCTGCTGGTTCTGGAACCCATCCAACATCTGTTTCAAACTTGGTATCAGGTAAACGTTTTTTTGGAATTTCTTGTGCTTTAGGAACGTCACTGGCTGCACCTGAATTTAATTTGATACATCCTGCTTCTAAGATAAGTCCGCTTCCAGCTCCCCAACTACCTGTATTACTCTTTAGCATGAGCGTGCTATCACTTTTCAAACCTATCATACTTTTACTGTAGGCAAGCAGACTGTTGGTTCCGGTGAGATTTAGACTAGAACTTTCTAAACTCATTGAGCCTTTGGCATGCATATTAATACTTCCATTTTCGCTATTGATGTTAACATTTCTGTCAGCATGTAAATTTAGTTCGCCGGCACTTCTTATGTTTACACTGTTTGACGCATACATGTCAATGGTACCTTCTTCACCAAGTTCAATCCAAGATTGCCCATTAGCATGCATAATATGAATTGTTTTTCCATCTGGAGT